GTGCACAAAATAAGAAAGCATTTGAAATAGCCAAGGCATTTAATATAGCCAATGCTATTATGAATACCTATGCGGCGGCAACCAAAGCCTTAGCGGCATATCCTCCACCATTTAACTTTATTGCGGCCGCGGCGGCAGTTGGTATGGGTTTCGCACAGGTAGCTGCCATCCGTAGTCAAACATATTCAGGTAGAGCACTTGGTGGACCTGTAGTTGGCGGACAAAGTTATATGGTTGGCGAAAAGGGAGTAGAAACTTTCCGTCCAAGCACAGCAGGCACCATAATACCAAACGATCAAATTGGTGGTGGTGCAACCAATGTGACATTTAACATTGTTGCCAATGACACTCGTGGTTTTGATCAATTATTATTGGAGCGTCGCCCACTAATAACTAAGATTATTAGAGATGCACAATTAGAACAAGGTAGGAGACAAATATAATGGCTGACATAACAACACAATTTCCCAATACACCCAGCTTTCAAACTGTGGATTTTAAGGTAGTAACACCTACCATAACCAGTGACACTGCCAGTGGTAAGAAACGCCGTGTAGGTCAAGGTATAAGTTTTTATACTTGGACAGCAAAATATGCACCATTGACACCACGTGATGCGGGTCCAATCATTGGATTCATCCGCTTTGCTGAAGGTCCTTTATACAGTTTTGAAATAGTATTACCTGAGATTAGTTTTAGTAAATGTTTTAGCCAACCAGCAACAGTAGTTACTAGAGCAAATATTGCCATTGGCAGTGCTAATGTTACTATTGATACAAGTAATACTGGCGTTGGTGAAGTCCTGCGTGCTGGTGACTATTTTAAATTTAATAATCATAGCAAAGTCTATCAAGCAGTTATTAATTGTAATAGTGGCAGTGATGGTAATGCAACATTAACTTTTGCCAGTCCAACAGTTAGTAATGTTCCCGCAGGCACAAGTTTAACAATTACCAATGTGCCATTTACAGCTATTATTGATGCTACTGAACAAGATGTCACAGTTGGCTTTGGTGGTATGACAGAAGTAGAAGTTAAAATGCGTGAGGTCTGGTAATGTCTTATAGCAATGCTGTGGTCAATTCCACATATCTAGATAATTACACTGCGGTAGATCTTTTAGAATTACATCTAAAAAATAGTTCAGGTGTCAGCGATCCTTTATATCTCTGTGGTGGCGGATACAATATAAGTTTCAACAGCAATACTGCTCCTACTGCGGGCACCAATGTCTATGAAGCACAAGGCAATTTCATAGGCATGAGCACCATGACTGAAGATTTTGAAGTTAAGGTAGGCAAATTCTCAATCAGTCTCAGTGGTGTAAACAATGATTATGTTAATAGATTTACTGCTTATAGTCCAGAAGGACAGCGTGTGGTTATCTATCGTGCGTTTTTAGAATACACAGTCACTAACAATATTGAAAGTCTTACGATAGTTCCTGATCCAATTATACTATTTGATGGCATAATTTACAATATCAGCATATCAGAAACTGGCAGTAGTTGTCAGATTAATGTAGATTGTTCAAGTCTATTCAGTGATTTTGAAAGAGTAGCAGGTCGTAGAACCAATAATGGTAGTAACCATCTATTCCAAGATGGTAATACACATGATACCAGTATGGAACAAGCAGGTTTTGTAGGTCAAAGTAATTTTTTATGGGGGCGCTTATAATAGCGCAATGGGGAAATAGTCAAATGGAAATTAGAAAAATACATCCTGGAGAGATAGATGATATATTCGTATTATTTCATCAGCACACACAAGAAGCAATACAATCAATGCCAGAACTAGCTGATGAGATTGATGATGGTGCTTTGCTAAACACCTTAAGAAGTTGGAGTATACAACATCATATGTGCTTTCTTGTAGCCTTTGAAGGTCAACGTCCTATTGGTTATGTAGCAGGAGGAGTTGCTGCACAACCTTGGAGTAAAAAATTATATGCACAAATTGTATTAATATTCTTAACAGAAAATAGTCGCGGTATGGAAAACTTTAAGGCATTAGTAGATAAGTTTGAAGAATGGGCTAAATCTGTTAATGCAATTAGAATTGTAGCTGGTGACATAGGAGTTAACATAGACAGAACTCGCAAGATATTTACATATCTTAATTTTACTGAAGGTCTAAGTGTTAAAAGAGAAATAAAATATGTTTGAACAATTACCTTTTAAAACAAAAAAAGAAATTAAAACTAAACAGAGATTATTCTTAGAAGTATTTTATAATAAATTCAAAAAAATCTTCTACCAATTATTATTTGGACCTATAGGATTTGCTATAGGATTATTAACCTTTAGTTTACCTGCTCAAGCTGGTCTCGAGTCTTTAGTAGCATTTGTTTTAGGCGCAGTTGGCGCGATTGGTTCACTTTTTGGTGCCGCTGGCACTGCCGCAGTAATTGTAGGTGCTATTGCTGTTGGTGCCGCTGTTTATGCATCAACAGCATTCCTTGGCTTCTTAGGTATGAAGATGCCTGATGTTACGAATCAAGAATCAGCTACCAAACAAGCAGAAGGTGTTCAAATACAACGTCGTGGTAGTGTTGAACAGATACCTATTGTTTATGGACATCGCCGTATAGCTGGAGTAGTGACATTTGCCACTACAGGTGCAGACAAAAACAAATATCTCTGGGTCTGCTATACCATGTGTGAAGGACCTGTTGAAGGTCTAGTTAAAGTTTATATTGATGATTGGGATCTAGATGAAAGTAATCCAGGTGCCGGTGCAGGTAATACAGTGCCAGCATACTTAAATGCCAGTATGAGTGAAACTAAAGAATCTAACAAACCAGTTAATGTTACCTGGGGCAAATATAAGGATCGTGTAAAATTATTCTTACAAAAAGGTGAATACTTTACCAATCCCAGTGCCATAACAGTTAATGACTATGTATTAGGCGCAGGTGGTGTATTTGAAGGTGTGCCCACAGGCGATAATGGTTACAAATCTACTATGGTGCATAATGGTCTATGCACTATTTGGGCTAGATATGAATGGATAGCTGGTGAAGACAATCCATTTAGTGGTAGCATTCCTTTAGTGCATATTGAATTACTTGGACGTAAAGTTACGCCATTATACACACAAAGCAACATAGCTAATCAGAATAATCCTTACAATACCAAAGTTACATCAACAGAGTCTGGTGCTTATGGCACTAATGAACGCTATTCAACCAATCCAGTAGAATGCCTATTAGACTACCTACGCAATCCTCGTTATGGTAAAGGACTTAAGAATGATGACATCGATTGGGACACATGGTATAAGGCCGCCTTTAAATGTAATCAAATGGTGCCTAGCAGTGTAGCTGGACAAACACATCGTATTCTAACATTGAATGCTGTGATACAGACAGACAGCAGTATCATGAATAATGTAAAAACATTATTGCAAAACTTCCGTGCTTACATGCCTTATCAACAGGGCAAGTATAAACTTAAGATTGAAGATGCTGGCAATGAAACAGATATACTCAGTGGTGTAGCTACTATCAAAAGAACATTCAGCACAATGAAAAGTAGCCAACGCAGAGGTGTTAGTCCTCCTGTGGATAATATTATTGGTGATGTAACCTATACTGGTATTGAACGCAGTGCCAAATACAATCAGGTAGTAGTGCAGTATGTGGAACCTGATGAGAAGTTTACTAATCAATCAGTGACTTATCCTGTAACAGAAGCCAATGGTCGGAATCCAGATGGTAGTAGTTATTTTGGTCGTCAATATTATTTTCTAGAAGATGGTAGTCGTGATTACAAATATGAAATAACCTTGCCTGGTATTACCAATAGAGATCAAGCCTTGGATATGGCACAGTTGATATTTAATAAATCACGCTTTTCTGAAACCTGCACTTTAACTGTGACCAGTGAAGCACATAATCTAGAACTAGGTGATAGCATTTATATTAGCAGCACAGTATTGGATTTTATTGATCCAGTAGATGCTACAAATACCATACCATGGCGTATTGTCAGTAAAACATTAAAAGATAATCATAATTTTGAATTACAGTGTGTGCGTAATCCAGAAACAATTTATCCATACACACGTAAAGGTGAAAAAGACATAGTATTACCTATCTATGTGCCCAAAGGTGCTGAGCGTCAATTGGCACAGAATGTAGAATTATATCCTCGTGGTATAGTTCCACCAACTCGTGCTAGTTTACCAAGTGGAACATCAGTTAGTTCTAATCCTATTATTAATGCTAATCCTAGTAATGTAGCACCAAGTAATAATACTGTAAGTTCAACTACTGTCAGCACACCATTAGCAGACAGCATTACTATCACTGGGCAGGCTACTAGATTCATTGGTGGACAGACCTATGTATTATTACAATGGCGTCAACCCAGTGTGGCTATGTTTAGAAGTGTGGTATTTACATTTACACCACGCACAGGTCTAGGTGCAGGTAATCCCACACAGACATTTGAATATATTGGTGCACCAGTAGAAGGTGAAGCGATATCATTCTTAGTAGGTCCCGTGGTCAGTAACACACATTATGACTGCACCAGCAGAATCAAATATTCAACACTACAGAACAGCTCCATAACCAGGACATTTGAAGTAATAACAGAAGTTGAGACCACTGCCGCATCTACTACTACAAATACTACTACTACAACTACTAATCCTGCTCCACCATCTACACCTACCGTAACACCGGTGTATGCTGAAGTGGTGACTAATAGAGATAATTATTGTTTAACCTTAGCTGGTAACATTACGGCGGCAAATTATGCGGCTGATCCTCGTGTAATAACTTGGACATTGACCACTAATCAAGCAAATCCTGATATCATTGGTTTTAATTATTATCTAAAACCCACAGCTGAAACCTATTGGAGAACATTCTCAAGTAATGTAGCCGCAAGTGGAGTAGCATTTAATAGCAGTATTCCGACATCTGAGACAGTTACATTGACCAATGTAGGTAGGGCTACAGCATTTGATTTAATTATCCGCGTGGCATATAAAGATGGTAGTGAAAGCACAAAACAACAGCGTTTTAGTTTTAACATAACCAGTCCATTTAACACATATCCATATAATTTCTTCTATGGTATAAATGCTTCAGCTAGTCCTAATCCTTTACAGGAAACTACTAGCTTTACTCCTGAATTAGCACCACCAACATTTGTAGGCACTGCGGCTAATGTTAAAATGAACATAGCTTCAGTTAGATTCAGTAGCACGG